GAGGACCGATTGCACATCGCTGTCGGAGCGGAGCGCCTCAAGAAACGCCCCCTGCAAGGCCGCCTCGGAAGACCAGATCATGCCGTCGGCGCTCATAGCAGCACCTCCCGGCGCGCCGTGATGACGGCCTGAGCGGCCTCCGGAATCGATGCGTCAGACCTTCGCCGATACATCTCCAGAAGGATGGCCTTCAGCGCCTGGACAAGATCCTCCGGCACATCGGCGGCATCTCCAAACCCCGCCTCGAAGTCGACCTCGACGATCGCGCCAAAAGGCAATGGCGAACACCAGCTCGTCTGCCTTACACGGAGCTTTCCGCGCATGACCTCGAAGTGGGAGGTCACGTCAGCAGGCACATCATCTGTGTCGATAAGAGTGACACTGACGAGTGAGGCCACGGGCGTCGGGCGCAACCGCAGACCGTTAGCCTGGAAACCGGCCGGCCAGCATTGCAAGGTCCGACGCAGCGTCCGCGTGACGAGCGCGAGACCCGCTGCCTCCTCCAGTCTCGACCGCGCGCTGGCGATCAGGTCGCTGACCAGCTGGTCCTCGCCATCATGGCCGATGCGCAGCCAGGTTTTCGCCTCAGCGAGAGACAAAGCCTCCTCGCCCGGCGGTGAAATCACCGTCAGTGTCATGATTATCTTTCGGATTTTGAACGAGTTTGCGGTTGCGTCCGGCGTTTAGACCAGCGTCTGAAGCTTCTCGATCACCGCGCTACCAATCGGCAAGGCGATAGAGCGGAACAGTTCGTCATCGATCTGTGTTTCGGTCGAGTTGATGAGCGTGGCGACAGCCTCGGCCACTTTGGTGGTGAACTCGTCCTGTTGTGGTTTGGTGAGCAGCGCGGCCTGGCGGACCAGGGTCGTGAAAATGGATTCAAACATGGATATTTCCTTTGATGAAAGTCTGGGAGGACGTCCGGGCGCGGATCGCTCGTCGCGCCCGAAAGGTCAGGATCAGAAGATCATCGCCTTGATGGCATCGAAGTTCTGGACGCCGCCGCCGACGCGCTTCGTCGTGTAGAAGAGCACGTAGGGCTTGGCGGAATATGGATCGCGAAGCACGCGCGCACCCTGACGGTCGGCGATGAGATAGCCGCGCCGGAAGTCGCCGAACGCAATCGCTGCATTGCCCGGACCGATATCCGGCATGTCTTCCAGCTCGGTCACAGGATAGCCGAAGATCGTCTGCGCCTCGCCATTCATGCCGGGCCGCCAGAGATAGCGCCCATCACCATCCTTCAGCTTACGAACCGCTGCCACGGTGCGTCGGTTCATCACGAAGCGTCCATTCACGCGGAACTGACTCTTCGGCGTCTGGATAAGGTCGATGAGCTGGTCGCCCGCATCATCGAGCGCAAAATCGCCCGCGACCGAGCCTATCTGGCCCCAGGCATGCGAGGCTTCAGCGACAATCGTATAGTCGAGGAAGCCGCGCGGCTTGCCTGAGCCATCTCCCGTGACGAAGGCTGCGCTTTCCTGGATGGAGAACGCTGCCTCGACTTCGTCGGCGAGCCACTCATCAACATCGGCATAGGAATCATTGAGCAGAGTCTGTGTCGCCGCCGGCATGGCGTAGAGTTCACCAGCGGGAAATTCGAGCAGGCTGAGGCCGGCTGTCGTCGTCTCGGGCCGCGCATCGGTCTCGCCCGCCCAGGCCGCGCCGATGCCAAGGCTGACAGGCTTGCGATAGACGCCAGCAGACGTCTGCCGCACGCTCGCAATCTGGCGCATCGGCGAGGCCTGCATCAGGCGGGCTTCGATCATCCGGTCGAGTTCAGGCGGCGCCGTGTATCCGCCCTGCTCGTCGATCCCGGCCGAAAGCGACTTCACATCAAGCCGGGCAAGCCCGCTCTCATCACCAGAGCGCAGATATCGCGACCAGGCCTGCGAGCGCTCCTCATTGCTATCGTCCGGCAGGGCACCGTCAGTCGGACGCGCTGCCTTGAGGCTCAGCTGGTCAAGCCTGCGGTCAAGCTTCTTCAGCTTGTCGTCGAGCAGCGCGTCGGACGTGCCTTTAGCCTCTATCTCTGACAGGCGCGCATCATTCGCCTGCTTGTAGGCCTCGAAGGCGGCCATCATGTCGGCGGCGACGGACTTCATGTCTGTTCCCGCCATCTTGGTTTCCTTGGTCACTTGTTTCTCCTGCTCAATCGCGTCTCTTCGCTTCGCTCAGGCGGTTTGCGCCTTCGCCTTGCTCGTGTGGCACCCTCATGGTGAGCGAAGTCGAACCACAAGGACGCTTCTCCTCATTCACGCCGCCCGTGCGACGTCTCCAACAATTGAAAATCTGGCGGCGGGCTGCATCGGCTCGGCGACGAGTGAGATCTCGACAAGTTCAACATCGCTAAGCTCACGACCGCCCTCGACGCGCGGCGTCCAGAGGCGGGCCCGAAAGCCGATCGACAGCCCATCAAGCCCGAGCGAAGCAAGCTTCCGCGCGCCGCCCTTCTCAATCAGCCCACGGACGAACAGCCCACGCCCATCCTCAACAAGCCGTGTCCAACGTCCGGCAATTGCGCCGCTTCTGTGCTGCAGCAGCATTGGAACGCCTCCAGCGCGCAGGCTTCGCGCAAACGCGCCAGCGCGGATCACGTCTCCGGAAAGGTCCGGCACACCGAATAGCGCGGCATAGCCCTCGATCAGTACCGGCCTATTCATCGATGCGCTCCAGTCTGCTCTCGATACGATCAAGCTGGGCCCGCACGGCGCCAAGTTCCGCCTCTACGCGAGCGAGGCGTTCGGCAATGGGCTGGGCGAGATCGACGCGATCCTCCAGCGTGGATATCCGCTGCGCCGCCGCACCTGCCCAGACTAGCGCCCCGCCTGTCTGCACAGCGATGGCAAAGACAAGCGCCGCCGTTATCTTGCGCTCAATCATGCCTCGACCCCAGCAAGCCTGCGTTTCTCTTCAGCGGTCAGGAAACTTGCTGCCTCGAGGCGCGACCAGAGCGCTTCGCGTTCGGCGACAAAGGCCGGAACCTCATCGAGGTCGGGCTTGATCAGCACATCCTCGAACCGGCCGGACAGCCAGATCTGGACCGCATCTGAGACCTTGCAGACGAGTGGAAGGACTGTCAGCCGCCAGAAGGCGAGATTGGCTTCCTTGTAGGTCGCGTAAGTATTGTCACCCGGAATGCCGAGCAGCATCGGCGGGACACCGAAGGCCAACGCGATCTCACGCGAGGCAGCATGACGGGTCTCCGCAAAATCCATCTCCGCTGGCGACAGTGACATCGGCTTCCAGTCGAGGCCGCCATCCAGCAGGAGCGGACGCCCCGCATTGTGCTTGCCGGCATGGGCTGTCTCGATTTCTTCCTTCAGGCGGTCGAACTGGTCTGGCGTCAGGCTTGAGCCGTTCTTGCCATAGACCAGAGCGCCGGAGGGACGCGCTGCATTGTCGATCAGCGATTTCGCCCAGGCCGCTGCGCCATTGTGAATGTCCAGCGCCTTGCGGGCTGCGGCGAGTGGCGAGAACCCGTAAATGCCGTCGGAGGGATGATAGAGTTTGAGGTGCAGGACCGGGCTCCAGCCATCGGCTTCCCGGTGAAGGGTCCGCTCACCCCGGCGCTGGCGCACAGCCCAGCCGATCAGCCCGCCCTGCGCGTTCGTTTCGGCTCTCACCGTGTCAGCCCGCAAGGCAAAGATGCCCTTCGGTTCGCTATCGCCTGACAGCGTCACGGCTTCGGCCCAGGCATTTCCTGTGATCTGAAGGTCGCCATAGAGGCGTTCCAGCAGGACGCGTCCGGCCTCGTCCGGGGATGGGTTCGAGAGAAGGTGCGCAGCATCCTCATCATTGCTGACGCTCAGGGGAATGGAAGCTGCTGCCTCGGCAATCATGCGTACGCAGCGGTAGACGACGGCATTGCCGGAATAGCCCTCACGCATCAGCGTGCCAGCATCCAGGCGCCCCCAATGGCTGGCAGGCAGGCTGGCGAGAGCCACGAACGACGAAGCTGCACGCGTTTCCGTTTTCTGCCAGGGCCACCGCATCCATCGCTCCTTCTTGCGTCGATGGGTGAACTCTATGCGGGCACCGTCTGCCGTCTGGTCGAATGTCGGGCTTCAGCGGCCCGGCAACAGCACCGGACGGGAAACTCCGTCAAAAAGCCCGCACAGACGGCTCGGCACCGGCAGGAATGGTGATGGCCGTGATCGCCCAGACGAGTGCGTCGAGCCGGTCCGGAGAGCCCCGAAAGCCCCGCGTGCCGAAGCTCAGCATCTCTTCCTCGAGCGCGGCGAACACGCCAACATGCTTCACCAGCCCCTGTTGGTAGAGCGCAGCCACGGGGCCGGCCCGCATCAGTTTCGGCAGATTCGCATGCGTCAGTACGACGGGCACGTCCGCACCTGCTGCAGACAGCACCGCGCGCACCATCTCTCCACCCTGATTGGATTCAGCGACGATACGGCGAGCGCCCACCGACTTTGCGGTCGCGACGCACCGGCTCGCCCAGCCGGATGGCGTGAGGCCCTGCACGCTCGCATCATCGAGCACATAGCATTCCTCCCGCAAACCGGGCGCACGCACAGTACCGACAGCAACAATCCCGCAGGCATCGGCCTCCGCACCGAAAGTGGCAGGCGGATCAACCGCCACGATAATGTCGCTGAACCGTTCCGGTGCTGATGACACATGCGCACGATCCAGGTCGCACTGCTGCCACAACGCTTCGTCAGCATTGTCCAGCAACTCTCCATTCAGTTCCTGAAGGCCGATCTGCGTTCCGGCATATCTGGACGTGACATGCTCCAGGAAGACAGGCGACAAGTGCTCGACATTGTCAGCAGTCGGCGACCGCGAGATTGCGACCGAGCTGTCCTTCACCAGATGCCGGATCAGCGGTATCGGGCGGGGCGTGGTTGTCGCAATCGTGCGCGGATTGGCGCCGATCCGCAGCGTCATCTGCAGCATGTCCCAGACGTCGAGGCCATAGTGCCAGGCGGCCAGCTCATCGCACCAGGCTGCATCGAATTGCGGTCCTCTGAGGCTGTCTGGATCTTCGGCCGAGAACACATGGGCCTCGGCGCCATTCGGCCAGACAAGACGCCGGCGCGATACCTCATAGGCTGGGGCCATTTCGCCCTCTCGCGCAATGGCGCGCAGGCCCGATACGCCTTCGATCATCACTTCACGCGCGTCTCCGAGCGTCGGAGCAATCAGCGCGATCCGGCCATAGCCGCCATGGAGGGCCGCAAAGCGAACCCATTCAGCGCCCGTCCGCGTCTTTCCAGCGCCCCGCCCGCCCAGCATCAGCCAGGTGCGCCAGTCTCCCTGCGGCGGCATCTGGACGGGACGCGCCGTCAGAACCCAGGACTTCGCTGTCATCAGCCAGCCCCTGTTGATTGGTCATTTCCCGCCATCGGTCGCTTATAGCCGGTGGCTTTCGCCTGTCGGACCAATTGCGCTGAGCGACGTATCGGGTAGCATCGCTGCAAACGGAGGATGCAAACATGTTCCTTTTCCTGCTCTGGTGGTGCGTCGATGATCATCTGGCCGCGGCGCTGGAAACACCGGGTCTGGGCACGCTGCCAATCTGGGTGCCGCTTATCCTGTCACTGGCCTTCAGCTTCACCTTGCAGGGCGCGGTCAAGCGCAAGGGCTGACGGCAATCTTTTCACCGCCCGGATGAATTGCAGCACTTTTCCCGTCAGGATTGCTAGTGCGGCCGGACGGTTCAGCGCACATTGCGCGCATGGCGGCAGCAAATCCTTTATCCCGGTCGCGACCGAAGCCGTCGAGCCGGACCGGCGTTTTCGCTTCCCTGATGCGAAACGTGTCAGCGCTCTTCCTCGCGGTCTCGGGATGGAAGGTTGAAGGCGACTGGCCCGGCAATGCCGACAAGGCTGTCCTCGTCGCAGCGCCGCACACCTCGAACTGGGATGGCTGGTGGATGATCCTCGCCGCGGCCTTCTACCGTGTAAAACTGCGGTGGATGGGCAAGAAGTCGCTGGTCGACCATCGGTTTGGCTGGTTCATTCGCTGGCTCGGCTGCGTGCCAGTCGACCGGAAGGCTGCGTCGGATATTGTCGAGCAGACAGCCGCCGCCTTCGACCAGAGCGATCGTCTGACCCTTGCCGTTGCCCCCGAGGGCACGCGTTCTGCTGCCGAGGAATGGAAGAGCGGCTTCTACCGGATTGCGGTCAAGGCCCGCGTCCCGCTGATTATCAGCGTGCTCGACTATGGTACGAGAACCATCCGCATTGCCGGCGTGTTCCGGCC